TTTCGATAATCATTTAGTCGCCTCCTTTTATTCATAAGTTCTAAGTAATAATTCTCGCCGCCTTTTCTCCCTATCCAGGGTTTCCTTCTCAACCTCCGCCAAGAAGTATGAGCGAGCATATATACTTGTTTGCTCATAAGCAGGTGTATCAACGATCGAAATATCAAACAATCTTTCAATATTTGTTATTCGCCTTGTTCTGGTGCTTCGATCGTATTCATCACCGTTATCAGCAACAAGAAAAGCAAAAGAGCACTTATCCAAGGCTCCTTCTTTAACTAACTTGTAAACATCTCGTGCCGCCTGCGTATCGAACAATTTGGCACGAAAAAAGAGTCCTTTGTCATCTACCGATAACTCAAGACTCCCACCACGAGTTCTTGCCAATATTGGCACACTGTTTGAATGGTTGTATTTTAAGCAACAATCTTTAAAAATCGTGTTATTAAAGGCTCTTTTGTCAATAACTTCTTTATATTCAACGCCATTAACTTTAAAAAGTACAGTAGGTTCTTCAAATACTACTGCGTAGCCTTCTACAACCATTTCCTCCTGCGAGTTTATCTCGGTTTGCATCGATCTAATTTCTTTTTCTTTCATTAAATCACCTCCATATAAAAAGCCCACCGATAATTGCCACATCGTTTTCTTTTGCCATGTAATACCTTACTAATGTTTTGTTGAGGTAAATTATAAAAACGAGCAGCATCATTGATGGACTCAAATATTTTGCCAGTATCTAAATTAATAACTTTTTTCTTTTGTTTGTTGTTATATTCTTGAAAAGGTTTCAAACATGCCTTGCGATATTTTTCATCTTCCCACAATTTTCTTGTGGCTCTTCCTATTTTTTTTCTATGTTCATTCGTTAATGTTCTTCCTGTAAGTGATGTAGATATTTTTTCTTTGTGTTCTTCTGTAAAATCTCCTAGTTTCTTTCCTTTCAATGCCTTGCTAATTTTCTTCCTATATTCCGGATTTTTCCACATTCTTTTGCTTGCTTTACTCAACTTCTTTCTAGTAATTTCACAGACCTTTGGCGTCCCGGTCGGTCCACTTAGGCAGTTGTAACCATTAGGACTAAGACAGTTATATTTTTCAATCCAATATGATTCTTTTGCGTCTAATTGTTCTTTTGAGTAAGCAACGTCGATTTGTTCAATTTTAAAATTGTTGTTTCCGTATTTTTTCATTGCTCTATAAAGCAAAAAATCATGGTGCTTAGAATGATTTTTATGTTGCTTCCATCGTTGTTTCAAGCCTTGAATTGTTTGACCGATGTAGACTTTTCCATTAATAAGGTTGGTGATTTTATAAATGATACCGTAAGGTTTATTCATTTCCTTCGTTGCTTTCGTCATCGTTCTCACCTTCCTTTCCATCTAATAGTTCAGCCTCACCACCAACAGCCAACACGAACGTGTCACCACCATCTACAGGTGCAAGATTGAATATTTCACGTATTTCATTTCTCGTGAATATAGCAAAAGGTGCAGTTTCTTTCACGATTTGCACCTTTGTTTTTGCACTTGCATATTGAAGTCGATTAGCTTCAAAAATTACTTGATTACCAAACCCTCGCTCTCTAGGTGTAAAAATTTTATTCGTAAACTCTAGTGATAATTGGATAGCTAAAGGTTCAATAACTGATTCATAAAATGCATCCCAATCTTCTTCACTATATTTTGAAGTGATTATGTTTTCGTTAAGATTGAAGAAGTTGTATACTTTTTTCTCAATTACTGTAATTTGATTTGAATCCACCATTATTGGATTGAGATCTGTTTTGATGAATTCAGCCTTTGTGTCTAATGCCCCAATTCCTCCTTGATTATCTGAATTAAGATATTCTTGGACAAATCTATCTCTATCTCGTTTGATATCCTCTGGCTTTAAAATGCCATTATATTTCAAAATACCTCTTAAAGATGTACTAAGTTTGATGGCGTTTTGTATACCTTCATCAGTTGTTTTAGCTAGTTGTAATATTGGTTTTATCGTACGTGTTGCAGGACTACCGAATATTTCATCATTTTTGTAAAATCGGCGCAGATGAATTACATTCTCATAAGGAACAACAACTTTTCTGCCATTTTGAAATTGGTATCTCACATAAATATTTCCTATACCGTCTTCAAGAAACTCAGCTAATGAAAAATTCAGAGGATAAAAACCTCTGACCGTACCATCATCATCCTTATCGATGTATATCAATGTATTTGAACTATCTGGATCGAAAAGATCGCTTATTACTTTATACAAAAAATCAAACGCATTCATGAGTGGATTCGGTTGAAATTGAAGCAAAACATTTAGATTGTCATTTACTTCTCTTAGTATTCCTTTCGCTTTTTTGATATGTTTTCCTTTTAGTTTTGCTGCATTATTGGCAATAGTATGAACACACATTTTTACGAGAGCATGTTCATACGATGCTGCATCCCACTTCGTGAATAGAGGTTGGTTGCCAGTCATGAAATACATATATGATAAGTTTTCTTTCTGTTTTCTTTTTGGGAAAAGTCTATCAAAAAGCCCCATTATAATCACCTCTATATTAGGTTCATGTAATCGTTGAAGTGCTTGTACAATACTACATAGGCGTTTAGTAGTGCGACTGTACCATCTATACGCAACCGCTTATTCTTGCCTTTAACTGGACGAATATTTTCGTTTTTATCTATTTCGATTACTGTATTTGTTAGACACCATTTCAAGATTGGGTTATTATTGTATATTATTTTCTTGTCTCTAAAATCTGCTTCCATAAACTTCATTGGTTGTGAGAATGTTAATGCACCCTGTGCTACTTTCTCTAATGATGATTCAAATCCTTTTTCAACCATGTCTTGTATCCATCCAGTAGCTAAGGCTCGGTCATAACCAATTTTGAATGGATATAATTCGTATTTTTCTATCATTTCTAAAAACCAATTGGTTACATCTCGATGATCAATTGCACTGGTCCCGCTTAGTCTTAAATATCCTAGTTCCTTCCATTTATCATATGGAATTTTATCTTCTATTACTCTTTGTTCTAATAATGTTGATGGTAACCAATACATTTGTAAGACATATTTTTTATCACTATTCGGTTTCATGCATAGTAGAGTTGCACAAGTAAGGTCTGTAGTTGCCGAAAGGTCTACACCACCTATGCAATAACTACCTCTCAACTCTTCCATATCGAATGTTTCGTCATTGAATATATCATCATATGTTAACCATACTTCGCTAGATGTTTGTGGCACATTAAAATCCTTGCATAGTAAATTAGCCATTTGCGATGGGACCGCTAAAGCTCGCTTATATTTCTCCATCAATTGCATTTCATTTTTTATCGTTCCAAGACCTGGATTAGCTTTCCGCCACATTTTTGGATCATGTACTTCATCTCGATGGTCAAGTTCATAGATAATTGGCAATATTCTTTCATCTTCATATATGCCATCAATTACTTTTGTACAATATTCATATTTTTCATCATACACACTTTCTCTGACCGTACCTGCTGTTGTTGTTGCTATAAACAATGGTTGTTCTCGTGCTGTCATTGAGTCAATCATTACATCCCATAAGTTGAAATCCGTCCAAGCGTGAATTTCATCAGCGAGAACCCCATGAGCATTTAGCCCATCTAGTGTATCTGAATCTCTTCCAAGAGGGCGAAAAAAAGTGTCTGAATAATCTTCTTTTTCAGACAGTTCCATACCCACTATTTCACCTACAAGACATTTTAGTCGCTTTCTTAGTACAGGTGATTTTTTGACCATTCTCTTTGCTTCAGTCCATATGATCTTCGCCTGGTCCTTCTTTGTCAATTTGTTATCGTATCGGCTTTTTATCCGATACCTCTGGAGGTTTCCCTCATCACCTTTCAGGCTACGGCTGGTCAATTCCAACCCAGTTCGGCGTACATTTTCAACCAATAAAAAACAACCTTTATTGGTTGCTGGGCACTCTTGGAGGGATTATATTTATTCACCCTCTACGCTCTACGGTGTC